AAGTCCACGTAGTGGTTACCCACGGCGGGAAGCGTACCGAAAACATGTTCCACGTCGAACTCGAAATACCCCGACTTGTCTTGCATCCGGCTGACGCTGAACATCACCTGTCCTCCCGTGCCCTTGTTCAGCTTCAGCACCCCGCTGGTCACCAGACCCAGCCACGCCACGTTGCTTGTGCCGTCTTGGTCGATGTCGTTGACGTACATCTTGGTGATGCTGCCGACGCTAGTGCTGTTGAAGCGGAAAGCCCCAGCGCCGGGGTCCCCGCTGATCGTGTCGTCAGAGTAGGCCATGTAAAGGCCGGGCGGCGTGGTGGTGGATGGCGTTCCACCATCTCCGGTATCGTCGCGCTCATCACTGAGGCGCATCTGATCCCACACAAGATCAGCGTGGGTGCGCTCTTCACCCGACAGCTTCAGGTCTTGCAGCGCCGTGATCACCGTGGTACCATCGCCCGCGAAGGCGCGTCCCGTGTCGGTCTCCACGCACAACTGCAAGGCCGATGGAACGGGAAGCGAAGCGCGGAACTGTGCCGCCGTCTCGCGTAGCTGTACTATGCTGAGGTCGTATCTCATGGCTAACCCCTGTATGAATCTTGGCGCGTGCTCCTGCGCATGATGAACCCGCCCGTGTTCTGCTTGGTCACACGCTCTTCGCTGTCTTCGGAATTGTCCATCCAAGTGAACACCGTGAGGTTGTCGTTCAGGTAAGTGAGCAGCCTTTCAAGGCGCACTTCCGCGCGGTCCTTCGCTTGGTTCACGATCATTCCCAAGTCCTTGCCACTCACGCTTGTGTAATCGTCGCCCGTCTTCACGTAAACGCCCGCCTTGTCAGCTTCGGCGTACATGTCCACATAGGCTTTCTGCTTGGCACGCCATGCCATGAACGGCTTGATGTATCCGGTCAGCAGCGTGGTGTAGGTGCTGGTATTGGGGGACTGTGCCGCGAACGTTGGGGCGTTAGCGTAGACCAGCGCGTAGCCTTCACGACCAAGAACCTTTTCCAACTCCAAGTGCGCGTCTTCAATGGCAGCAGCAACGCGCCGATCCTCAACGAGGCTGTTGAGCATCGCGATACTCTGAACGTCCGCAAGTGCGATCAGGTCAGGCATTGGCGGCTTGGGGGTCTAGGTTTCCAGCACCACGGAGCAGGTCACACAGCAGCATTTCGCCCATGGGGTCACCGGGCTTGCGCGGCTCCAGTCCGTTATTCATCAGGTCCATGTTCAGCGTCGTGCGGGCGATGTAGGTCTGCCTGTTCAGCACCGGATCGGTAGCCTGATCAAATGGCGAAAGCTGCAGGCTGCGAACCTTCGCGATACCCTTGACACCCATTTCGGTGATCACGGCCTTCAGGTCTTCGTTGACCATCGCCTGATAGGGGACGCATTTCATGCGCTGGAACATCGTGACGGTCTGCTCGATCGCCAAGCCCTGTCCGCCCATTCCGGCGTTCACATCCGCACCCTGCAAGATCGGAGGCACACCGATCGCGTTGTAAGCGATCAGCGCGGCGCGGTCGCCCATCTTGTCCAGCTCCCCAGCGTGGTCGCCCCTTTCGAGCTTGGTGATGGCGGGCGCCCCTTCGTTCAGTGGCCCGTGTGTAACCACGTAGGACTTTCCATCCACGCCCGTGAATACCATCTCAATATCCTCGTCCAGCTTCCGCAGGTCGAAGTCGTCCTTCGAGGTGAACACATGGATGTGAAAGGCCGGGCGGAACCCCGTCTCCAGTTGCGTCCGGTTGAAACGCGGAACACCCATGCCGACCTCCATGTCGGTGAGCGCCCCGATCCACCACGGGAGGCCGTAGTAATCTTGTTGGGGCACGTAGAGCTTGCGGAAGCTCAACTGTTTGTCCTTCGGCCCCGTGATGCCCGCGTTCCAGGCATCGAAGTTGATGATCGGAAAGTCGGTCTTGTTCCCCTTCTGTAGCTCCCAATTCGAGCAGAACCGGAAGCCCTCCACGATGCCCGTCTCCGCGTTCTTTGGCGTGCAACGGATCCGCGTGGCGTCAATGTGATAGAGCGCGGCGGGGCGTTGTGTGCGGTCGTAGGCCACCTCAAAGGTGCGGTGCCCCATGATCACCAGATCCTTGTAGACGCTGCGCAAGAAGTAGGACTGCCCCTGTAGCTGCGTCAGCTCCGCGAACGCATCAGCGGCCTCTTGAATGGGCTTGCCAGCGGCGTCCAAGAACTCCACACCATCACCCGCCAAGTACAGCGACATGGTATCGACGGCGGAAAGCGCGGGCTGGAAGTTGTGCAACAACCCCACCACGAACTCCGGGAAGAGGTTACGGCGCCCGAAGGGGATCCAATCCTCACCGGGTTGCACCTTCCAGCTCACGTCCGGCGTGTTGCCCTGAACGTTCACCATGCGGATGGTGCGTCCTACCCTGCTATTCGTTCCTGCGCTCATGTGGGTGAATGAAAAGGGCGGCACTGTGTACAGCCCGCCCTCGTCATCTACGGGGTTTCGTCGCCTGAGCGGGTTACTTTACTGCGATGTGACGTTCAAACCAACCGTCGCCATCCTTGGCCTTGCCCGCCTTCACTTCGAGGGCGTCAAGGTGCTTGATGGCCTTGATGAACGTCTGCCCATCCTTGCCATTGAGGTGCTCAACGGTGATCGGCTCTCCCTTGTAGAAAGGGTGGTTCATGGAGGCGGCTCCGTTCTTGAACGTGTACTTCGGTGCGGCCGCAGCCGGTTTCGCTTCTGTGCTCATTTCATTCTCAGCTTTCGAGTGCGATCAGGGTCGAGCGGGTCGTAGCCGCGTCGGTCACGAGCAACTGGTAGTGCTTGCTTGGCTCCTCGTTGCCTCCGAGCGTTACGCTTTCGCCCAAGGTGTCGGCATCGCTGCCCGTGGTGTTGGCGGTCAGGCGAAGCCCGGCCTCGCTACCGAACACCAAGTACTTGCCGTTCTTGGCGCGTACCACAGCCACCACGTCAACGCCTCGGAATTTCTCCACGGCGTTCGATGTAGCGCCGTCGAATCCGAGCAGGCGGAAGTTCAGCTTCGGTGCCCAGCTACCGGCGCCGGTGGTTTCGTTCTCGGTGAACTCATCAGTGAAATTCAGGCCCTTGTTGTGAACGCTCCATCGGTAGGCGAGCGTGGCACCAGCAAGGGTAATCGTTGGGTACACCTTGGCCACCGCAGTGCCCCAAGTGATGTCCGCACGGTTCATGAGCCAGATGTCGAGTTCATCCATCCCCGGTGAAGGGGGTGGGCATGCCGTGTTACCGGCGTAGGCTGTTGCGAATGCGCAAGGCATGGGCGTTGGGTTTTTGTTGTTGGATGTGATCAGTAGGCGGCCACGATGTACTCGGGGTGCAGGTACAGGGTACCAGCGTAGTACTCCACGCGGAAGCGGTTCGTCTGCGTGTTCTGGTCGTACCACATCTCAGCGGTAGTAGCATCGTTCGCTCCGTCCGTGCCCACGATCAGGTTGTCGGGCAGTGCGAGCAGGGCGCGGTGCGGGCGCACGTTGCTGAAGTTCGCGGCGATGGTCACATCCCAGTCGCGGCGCTCGATCACTGGGATCCCTCGATAGGTGATGCTGCGCACACCGTCGATCATCTTCATGTGTGCGGCCTCGGTTCCGTCCGCTTCCAGGTCGGTGATGTAGGCGTCCATGATCGTGCCGCTCACGGTGTAGCGGGCCTCGGACATGCGCGTGCGCAGCTCCGGGGTCATGGCATCGTACATCAGCTTCAGGATGGCCTTGCCAGCCGATGCCTTCAGGGTCGTGTTCTGAACGTTGGCCGTGGTGTTGGCAACGCTTCCGCTCAGGTCACCGCTCACGGCGGCGCTAACGGTCACAGTGATCGCGAGGCCGGGGATACCGCTCTCCACGATGATACCGGCACCGCTGCTGGTCACCACACACTTGCCGAAGCGTGCGAGGATCGTGTCGGCGTGGCTGGTCACGAAGTTGGCTGCGCTCGTGGTGAGGTTGGTCGTGAACGTGGCCAGGTAGTTCGTGCCGTTGATCGCCACGTTGCAGGTTCCGTTCGTGCCGGTCAGGGTTGCGGTGCGCTTGTTCTTCACGGCCACGCTGTTCTGATAGGCCGTGACGTTCACATCCACGTACTGTGTGGAGGCAATGGTCGCGTTGTCGATGTCATCGATGATCACCGTCCACAGGCCATCGTAGGCCTTCAGTTTGCCATCCAGCGTGCCGGTCGGCGCAAGGCTGGTCAGCTCTTCCTTCACGGTGTCCCCGAAGAAGGCTTGCTTGTTCAGGTCAGCCATCAGGCCGCGCATGAACACCGCAAGGATGATCTGCTCGAAGATGGTGTCGTTGATGTCGCTTTCAGCGTACCCTTTCTTCAGGGCCGCTTGCTTCACCCAGTTGACGAAGGCGCGTCCGTTCTGGTGGACCTCAGCCTTCATCTTCACCACGCGCACCTCCTTTTGGGATACGGTCACGCCGGTGGACGGTGCGAAGGCTGAGCCTTCCTGCCATTCGCGGGTGATGTCCTGGAGCTTGCTGATCATGTCCAGCTTTTCGCCGGTCTTGAGATCAGTGCGCAGTTGAACGGATTCGCGGATGTCCGCGTCCACGAACAACGGCTTCAGGAAGTATTCCGTTACGCTCTCCTTGGTGAACGTAAGGCTGTGGGTGATGAGATTCGACATTTTCTAAGTTCGGGGTTGGGTGTTACTTCTTGGGCTTCTTGGCAGGCGCTTCGCCTTCCACACGCTCCCATCCGATCGCATCGAAATGGGCTGCATCATCTTCTGGCACCGACACTTCGACGCCTTCGGGGTTGAGGTACTTTACCACGTTCATGGCTTGGGCTTTTGAATGGTTGGCGTAGATGCCATGGCGCTACGCAGTGCCGACACGTTCGGGTTCTCCTTCGCTTCGCCAGGGATCGCAGCCACAGCAGCGGCGGTGTTGTTGGCGATGGCAGGTCCGCTGATGGGCTTCTTCAGCGCATCGGCGAGCTTCTGGTTCAGCGCCTCGATCGCCTTGTCCTTGTCAGCGATCACGGTCTCCTTAGCGGCGATCGCGGTGGCCTGCTCTGCGTTCTGGGCCTTCGCGGTCTCCAGTTCGGCGGTGATGGCAGCGGGATCCACGGCGCCATCTACAGGCTTCGTGGCCTCTTCAAGCGTTGCGATCTGGCCCTTTAGGGTCGCGATCTCTTCGTCCTTTTCGGTGAGTTGCGCGGCTACGGCGGCGTCAACGTCAACCTCTGCGCTCACCTCACCACCAAAGGCGGCGGCGATGGCTTTGCCCAAGTTGAGCTTCACGGGTACTTTGGTCATGGTCTCGGGTTTGTTCGCTTGCGCGAT